TTTAACTTCAAAAGCATTTGTAAAATCAGCAGCTGAAAAACCTGTTGGAGGTGTTACTGCACTAAATCTTACAATTCTTCCAACTGTTAAACCATGTCCGGCTTTATTAACTGTAACTGTTGCTGATCCTAAAATTGTACTAAATGAACATGAAGCTAAGGCTGTGTCTAATGGTGTAATATCGTAAAATGCGCCTTCAAAATAAATAGCTAATACTTTATTTGTACCAATTGCAGCATATCTATTACCGTCTAAATCTGCCCATATCCATTGATTCCTAGCAGCGCCTACTAAAGTATCTGTTAATATTTCTGACCAACCACCTATTTTTTCAGGTGATCCATAACGAAAGCGTACATTATCTCCATCTATCCAACGTCCTTCTGCTTGAGATGCAGTATCTTGCTTGTCAAATCCTGGTGCTACTGGTATTTTTTTTAAAGGCATAGATCATTATACCTTATATATCAATGAGTTTAAATACTTGAATAATCTTTATAAAAATCAAAGCTATCCAAATCTATAGATGTTTTCATTTTGTATGAGTATTTATGATATTCTTCTAATGGCACATTAGAATTATCTTGAGCCATTACTTTATAAAAATTTTGTTTTATTTCTTTACCCCACATACCGCTTTGCATATGTTTAGTTTTGTATTCTTTTTTATAAGATAATGGTTCATGATTAAAATATTTATAAGGTAGTATATAAACAGGATGTTTATTTTGTTTTACACAATCCGACAACATTAATGGACCTGATATAAATCTTACTAGATTGTCATTTTCATCAGCTTCCTTTTTAAAGAAGGTATTCAAATTTGGTTTTAATTCAATTGTTTTTGTTCTATGTAAAGTTAAATCGTAACAATCCATCCAAAATGGATGATTAGGAATAGAGGCCATTAAAGAGTTTTGAACCAGTTCATCTTCAATTGATTCTACTAAAAAAATATCTCCTTTTAATTCATCATAAAAATTATCATAACAATAAACGTCCATATCAATATAAATTCCACCATAATAATGAAGTAATAAATATCTTACACAATCTAATTGAAATATATGACTTGAAAAATTTTTGTACTCTTTATAAATTTGAGGGTATTTGTCTTTAACAAAATTATCTAAACTATCGTCGTCCCAAAATTTATATTCAAAATCTTTAAAATGTTTTAGAGTAGATTGTTGACAATGTTTCCAAATAGGATGCCATTCTTCTTTATTAGAATATGCTGTCTGATGAATTATTTTTGGTATCACTTTCCTTCTATTTTAGTATCTGTAAAAGATTGTTTATTAGCAACATCTTCTTTAAATTTTATTTGCCAATCCATAACCATTTTAACAAGGTTATTTCCAAAATGTTTTAAATTCTCATCAGATAAATGTAGTTTTCCTTTTCTAAAAAGAGTTATTCTTTCTTTCCAAGAAAATTCTATATCGCAAGAACCATTTTTGTATTGTTTAAATTTCATTTTATATCATTAACATTGTTTTTTTCAAATAGTTTTAATTTTTTATATTGTGTACATTTAAAACATTTACCACAAAATTTTTCTTCTCCTTCACAAGATCTTACCATTCCTTGAAGTTCTGGTTCTAAATAATCAAAAGCTTCTTTTTTAGATTTAAACGAATCAATACCTTGTTTTTTAAAATTTCTAGAAGGGAAATTTATTTTCAAATCCTTACAAAAATTAAAGTCTAGTCCAGAACCTAACAATGCATATTTTTCAAGAGTACCATCGTAAAACCAACTTAAGGGTTCTAGATTAAATTCAACTCTATGAGAATCATTGTAAGAAAATTGACCAATCCAAATATTGCTTATGCCATATAATTTTGCGTGCATACTTGCAAAAAATATGTTCCATTGTTCATCATACCCAAAACCACTGTTTTCATGTTGTTTTCTAGTAATATTTTTTAAATGTAACTTACACGAGCTATAATTAAAACTACGATAATTTTCTATAAAATAATTTAAAACATTTTTTGAAGCTATGTTTTGTTCGGGTATTCTTAACTCAGAAAAATTGTCATATGCAAGTTCGGTATAAAGTACATGTATTAATTCCTTAGTGTCTTTTAAAAAATATTTTAATAATACAGTGCTTTCAACTCCACCTGAAAAAAGTAAAAGAATCATATTTTTATCTTTTTATTAACCATATATGCATTGTCATAATTGTTCCATGATTTAGTTTCAAATAAATTAAATGCAATAGTTATTCTTTCTTGTGTATAATTGTAATGTTTAACTTCATGAAGCAATAAAGGATGAAAAAAAACAAATCTTCCTTTTTTTTCAGGAACCAATAAATCATATTCTCTAAAATAAGTACCTGGTCCAGGACCATCTGTTAAATAAATAATTCCACAAAAAGCAGATGTATCTGCATGAGTGTGTTCTTTAGTATAATCTTTATTGGATTTATTATAAATGTTTCCCCAAACTTCTCTAATCTCAAAATTTTTTTTATATATTTTATAAATAGAAGATTGTGTTTCACAAAAAAATTTGTGCACATTTGGGTTAGAAGATAGAGATTTAAAATCAGTATGAGTAGCATGAACATTTGTTTGATAATTTAATAAATTTTTTCCCTTTTCAATCTCTTCTTTTACGTCTTTAATTAAATCATCTATCAAAACATTATTATTTAATTCACCTATTAAAATAAATGTATTTGTTTTAACTTCTTTAGATAAAATTATTCCGTTTTCGTAATTATTTATTTCAGAATCTGATATAATATTCATTTTTGTAACCCATATAAAAGTCTTTTATCCTTAAACCATTTTTTATTAGTTCCATTTTTATCTACATAATGCAAAAAAGTTTGAGCATGCCAATCTCCTTTAAATTCTTCTCTCCAATGTTCTATTTCACATCCTAAATATATTGCAGCATCTCCAGGTTCTAAATTAATTTCCGTTCCATTCATAAATATGGGCCATTTAGTTCCATCAGAACCAATCATTACGGTTACACTTACTTCACAAGCTGGTTTGTCTTTATGTTTTTTTAAATCTGCATTAATTGTATACATTCTCCAAAACGCATAAGTAGGCAACAATTCTAACCCTGTTTCTTTTTGCATTAATTCTAATTTATTGACCATTAAAGATTCCATCAAAGGATCTCCATAGAAATATGTATCTCCATTATCATTTTGTATAAAATCAAAAGAATTAAAATTTAATCTATGTTTTATCCTACAATAATCTTTCAATAATTTAATTTCTTCTTGAGTTAAGAAATTTTTTATTAATTTATATTTAAAGTCTTTAATTGTTTTCATTAAAAAATATTTGTAAAGTTTCTCTGTAAGGAGCTCCCATTGTTGTTAAAGTTGTAGCATGATTTGTTTTTAGATCATTTACAATACATTTATTAAATTCAGGAATAATAGCTTTTATTTCTTCATTATCTTCATATAAAAAAAGACCTCCATTATCTTTATCCCAATTTTCATTTAAATATATCGTTGCACCCATGTATTTTCCTCCATCTGCATGAAATGGAATAAAACTTAAATTTGGCCATATATAGTAATTCACATAAATTAATTTATTTATTAATTCAGGAAAAAAATAAACAAATTTATTTTTTAATTCATTCTTAAAAAAATCGTTTAATCCAAAAATTAAAACAACAGTTGAACTTTTTCTAACAGAGGGATCCCAACATAAACTATTTTTCCAATTTGGTTCGCCTATATTTTGATAAACTTCTTTTTTAATATCATTAATAAAATCAATGTCTAAAAAATTATTAAATTGTTTTATAGTGCCCATGCTACCACTGAATACCTTTTTCCTTTCGTCACTGGTTTAACTGTATGAGGATATAAAAAATTACTTGGCCAAACAATCATTCTATTTGGTTTAACTTCCACTTCCCACTCACCACTTCCATCTGGATTTCTAAAACATAAGTTTCCACCTTCATAATCATTATTAAGCAAAAGAATGCAACTCATAGTTCTTGGAATTGTTGCAAAATGATCTACATGCCAGGTATAAAAACCAGTATTTTCATATTTTAATATTTCAATATCAAAAATATCTCTATAATCATAATCTAAAATATTACCATCAAATTTATATTGTCTTAAATTTTTATTAAAATAACTATGCAATAAATTAAACCAATGAACATTTGAAATAGAATTATTTAAATTTGATAATGGCAATGTGTATGTTCTTCTAACATTAAAATTTGTTTTATTTTCTTCACCACCACCGATTTTCGCTTCGTTAAAATTAGAAACATTGGCAAAACGAATTAAATTTGATAATATATTCCAAGGTAATACTTCGTCATAAATTTTTATAAAATTTTTTATTTCCATGATTTCTTACTCCAATATTTATCTTTATATATATTTAATAATTTTAATCCATAGAAAATCCTAGAGTTTTGTATTTCTTTTTGTTTTCTAGGTTTTAAATTCATTTTCCAAGAATCTCTCTTAAAGGGTATTATTTGAACATAGGGTGTTCCTTTCTTAATCGTTGTTTCCAATATAGAATATTTATCTCCATTTATAACTACAGGAAAATTTATTTCATTTGGAAAAGTATCCGTATCAACTATCCCTGGTATAATTGAAAACCTGTCATCTGCATTATTTAAAGGTGGTACAAATAAACAAGAATAACCTTTAGGTGTTTTTATTTTCCAAGGGTTTAATATTTTATAAAATGGTAGTTTTTTATTTTTTTCAATAATAGGAGAGCCTTCTAATTGTTTTATCTGATGTACATCAATTCCAGAATTTAAATTTATATATTTAGCATGTAATATCTGGGATTGATCATGTAACCCGAAAGTTTGAAAAGAATCTTTAAATTTTTCTCCTTTTTCATTTTCACTATCTACATTATGTCTTAGATAAAGGTCTTGAGGCAATTTTAATAAGTAACCTGAAGTCAAAGTGTCTAAAAAAGGCATACACCCCTTAACTGTTTTATTTTCAAGTGTATGTTCTAGTTTTTTATACCATTCCGGTATGTTTAATTTTGCAGGAATTGGATAGTCTTCTTTAAGTGCAAAATAATCTTCGTGAGCACTAAATTCTATTTCTGCATCAAACATGCTAATTAAATAGATGTTTTTAAGGAATTTGTAAAGGATTTAATGAAGGTTGTCCTAAATCATTAAAATATTGCTCCAATGACTTTTCTAATGGATAATTTATATTATCAATATTTAAATTATTTAATTGACTATAATAGTTGTTCCATCTGCTAAACAATGGATGATTAGGGTTATTATCTGTGAAATTTTTTATTTCATTTTTAAAATTATCTACATAAGAGGTTAAGTTTTCTTTAACTGTGTATGAAATATTTTGGTCAATGTAAGTAATAATATTATTATTATATTTAGTTGCAATTTTATTTCCAAATTTTACTAAATTAAAATTGGATGTGGAGTCTTCGATTATTTTATAATCAAATTGTATTATATTAATATTATTTAAATCGCTTTGATTTTCTGCAATTCTATAAATTGTTCCTTCAACATTATCTAAATTTTTTAAAAAAATAAAATAACTCATATATTAAGTTCCCGTGTTTTCAAATACTACTATAACTCCTCCAGTACCAGGACTTCCTGGGCTAGATGGGTTACTACCTTCCATTGTAGGTGAAGAAGAAAATCCGAGAGAACCTCCAGCTCCAAAAGTAGTTCCAACCACAAAATCTCTAGTTGGGTAAGTAAGAGAAGCACCAGGGGCATTACCCGTGGTTCCAGTATTTCCGTTAACGAAAGAAGATCCTGCATTGCCTCCACCCCCTGCATTAACAGATCCTACATTTGTAAAATTTGTAACTCCTCCAGCATTTCCTGCACCATTAGAACCATTTCCAGCACCCCCAACAGCATACGGTTGAGCAAAAGGTTGAGTTATAGGTTTATTATAAAAACCAAATCCACCGCCTCCTCCAGCACCACCAACATTTCCTGTAGTTCCAGAAGCGCCAGCACCACCACCGCCTCCAGCATATAAATATACTCCAGCTCTATTAGCGGAAGCGTTTGCAGTATAAGTTCCTGATGTAGGTCCAACAGCAAATAGAACAGGTATCCCCATTCCAGCTCCAGCTGATCCAGAAGATGCAGCAGTAATACGACCATCAGCATCAACTGTAATTGTAGCCGAAGTATAAGTTGCAGGTGTTACTGTAGTTGCAATTAATTGACTTGCTCCAACTGAATTTGCAGCTAGTTTTGATTGTGTAATAGTTGATTGTGCAATTTTGATAGCTGTAACAGCATTCGTTGCAAGTCTTGAAGCTGTAACTGCAAATGATGCAAGTCTAGCTTCAGTTACTGCAAATGAAGCAAGTTTAGCAGATGTAACTGCTAAGTTTGCAATTGAAGCAGAAGCAACTGTTCCAGCTAATGTACTTAAATCTGCTGTGTTAATATTTGTTCCGTCTGAATATAATATTTTAATTCCTTTATCAGTTGTAGTCCAAGTAGCACCTGTTCCACTAACTGTTTTAAATTGTACTGTAAAAGCACCAGTTGTACCGTTAGATACAATCCAAGTTTTCTCAATTCCATTTGGAACTGTTACAATTTGATTGCCTGTAATTGTTCCTGTTAATTTTATTACTATATTTCTTGCAACAGATAATGTTGGTGAATTTGCGATTGTTAAAGCTGTAGTTTGCGCACCACCAGCTATACTTTGTTCTCCGTATCCAGCAATGGCTTGCTGAATTACGTTTAGGTTGTCATTAGTTTTACTTCCCCAGGTACCAGCATTTTCGCCAGTGACCATTAATTCTATTTTGAGGTCTGTAGAATAAGTTGATGCCATTTATGCTCCTATATAATTAAAATAATACATTTATGCAGCTAAGTCAACTGGAGTCCAGGTATTATTGGCTCCTGTTTGTACTTCTGCCCAAGCCGTTACATTAGCAGAACCTGTGCTAATATTCAAGCGAATACCAGTAACATCTACATTAGCATTACCCACAATAGTAACTGAATTTATTAGGGTGTTTATTTGAGACCCTGTAACATCATAACCAAATGCAATATCTACTTGGCCTGTACTTAAGTTAATTTGAGAACCAGTAAGTGTTACATTAGCATCGGCTGATGTAGTTTCATTTCCAATTGCAATATTTATTTGATTTTCATCAGCAACAACACTTATATTGCCATCAGCGGAAACTCCTACTTGATTTACGGTTAAATTTATCTGAGTTCCTGTTACTGAAACATTAGCATCTCCAGTTATAACAGCCCCAGCTAAACCTTCTGTTATATTGATTCGAGATCCTGTAGGAAATACATCTACTGTAATAATTTCAATTGCCTCACCAGTTATTATATTTATTTGTGTACCTGTTACATCAACAGAAGCTCCAGCTGCTGCTGTAGCAGAACCTGCTGTTAAATTAATTTGTGAACCTGTTACGTCAACACTTGCATCTCCAGTTATGATTAAAGATCCAGTAACTAAGTTTATTTGAGATCCAGTGACATCTACATTAGCATCAGCAGTTGAAGTGACGCTATTTAAATATATAACAATATCATCATCTTCATCAACGTTTACAGATTCATTACCATCTGCATTTGTGTCAACAGGATGAACAAAAGCAGCTAAAGCTGTTCCTGTAACTGTTGCAATAACATCTGGTTCTTCACCCCAAGGAACTACACCCCAACCTGCAACACCCCAACCTGCATCAGGTTGAATATCAACTGTTTCAATACCAACTGTTAAATTAATTTGTGAACCAGTTATGCTAACTGTTTCTGGAATAGAAGCAACTGCAAAACCAGCTGTTAAATTAATTTGAGAACCTGTAACTGGTTGGTCTTGTGAAATATCTGTAGTTACAGAATTAATTGCAAATGCTAATTGAGTTCCTGTAACACTTACTTCAACATCAATTGAAGTTGTAGTTGTACCTTGTAACAAACCTAAGGATAATTCTTGACCACCATAAGAACCATCACCAAAGGTACCACTGCCCCAAGTGACTAAACCAGGTGATGATATGATTACTGTTTCGTCAGCCATGTTATTTTCCTAACATGGTATGAGCACCAAGTGGTGATATGTAAAATATAATATCTGCCACTTGGCCCTCCTTAAAATTTA